TCAAAGGATACAAAAGAAAATGAGAGCAAAAGAATTTGTATCCGAATCCAAGGTTGGTAAAATATCTAACCAACAGCAACAAGCTACCCGCGGGTTAAATGTTTTTTCAAAAAAAATAGACAGCTATGATAGAATATATGATTTGAATCGTTTAATGATGGCTGTAGCAAGTAGTGATGGAATAAACCCAATAGAAATGAATGCTGAAAGTTGGGTAGGTAAACACAACACCGCACATCCTTATACTGAAGAAGAACAAGATATGCTTATATTAGCATACAAGGCTGCCGGCCTAGAGTATAAAGACTTAAATAACGGTAATTTAGATAGTGAAGAATTAGTAAGTACAAATGTTCAAAGCATAGTTAAACCTTTTAAGGGTTATAAAAGAAAATAATTTAAGTCATGTCATTTAGAATAAGTAATTATATCAAATTACAGGATTATAAATGATTGATATCAATAACACGCTTGACTTAGTTAAACTAAAATTTTATAACGAATGGTTATATATAGCCCATATATATGAAGAAGGTGATAGTCAAATGCACAAAGATTTGACTAGAACGGTGGTTGAAAAATATATCGATCCACTAACAATACAAAAAAATGCAAAAATACTTGATTTAGGATGCGGCCCGGGCTACTTCTTAGATTTAATGAAAGAACGCGGATACACTGATCTTACCGGAGTAACACTAAGTCCAGGTGATATTAAAATATGTGAAGATAAGGGTCATAAAATTGCAAAATATGATTTCAGTTTCTTGCCACAAAAAGACGGCTATTATGATGAATCCATTGATTTTATTTTTCTACGACAAGCACTAGAACATAGTCCGTACCCTATCTTTACACTAATGGAATATAATCGTGTTCTTAAACAAGGTAGTAAAATTTATATAGAAGTACCTGCAGTTAATCAACCCCGTAAACATGAATGGAATAACAATCACTATAGTATTTTAGGCAATGAACAACTAGCCGCATTGTTAAATCGTACTGGATTTAGTGTTAACACATTTGATAATTTTCAATTTGAGTTAAATGTACCAATAGACGGTGTCGAAAGAGTAGATGCTAATGATCCTAGTACATATACTACTGTAATTGAAACTTATCTTTGTATTGTTGCTACTAAAGAACGACCGTTAGATATCAAATAACATTAAGCACTCTAAGGAGTGCTTTTTAATAACATTCCTAAATTACTCATATAAATACTTGTTATGAGTAACTCGCCTTCACTAGTAAAAAATCCCTATACTAAAACAGTTTTTAAAACTGATAAAGAACTACAGGATTTTATTAAATGCTGTGATCCAGATACAGGTTATCTATATTTTATGGATAACTTCTTTATGATACAACACCCTACTAAAGGTAGTATGGTATATCATCCATGGGGTTATCAGAAAAGATTGATCGAAACCTATCATAATTATAGATTTTCAATTAGCTTGATGCCACGTCAGTCTGGTAAATCAACCTCAGCCGCAGGATACTTACTCTGGTATGCTATGTTTGTTCCGGACAGTACAATTTTAGTTGCGGCACACAAGTATACAGGTGCTCAGGAGATTATGCAACGTATTCGTTATGCATATGAAAACTGTCCTGATTATATCAAAGCTGGCGTAACAACATACAACAAAGGCTCATTAGACTTTGAGAACGGATCTCGTATCGTTTCAGCTACTACAACTGAAAATACAGGTCGTGGTATGTCTATCACACTATTATACTTGGACGAGTTTGCGTTCGTTCGACCGAGTATCGCTAAAGAATTCTGGACAGCTATTACACCAACATTGTCAACAGGTGGTAAAGCTATTATCACAAGCACACCAAACAGTGATGAGGATCAATTTGCTTATATCTGGAAAGGTGCTAACAAGACTGAAGATGACTTTGGTAATACTACTGAATTAGGTGTTAATGGTTTTAGAGCGTATAGAGCATATTGGAATGAACAACCAGGTCGAGACCAAAAGTGGGCAGACGAAATAAAAGCACAGCTCGGAGATGATCGTTTTAACCGAGAGATTGGTTGTGAGTTCATTATTGCAGATGAGACATTGATTAATCCAAATACATTAATAGCTATGGAAGGAATAGAACCTGTAAGTCGCATAGGGCAAGTCAGGTGGTACGAAAAGCCAAAGAAGGGCAATATCTATTGTGTAGGATTAGATCCAAGTCTTGGTACAGGTGGTGACCCGTCTGCTATTCAAATCTTTGAAGCAAATACTACTACTCAAGTTGGCGAATGGAAACACAATAAAACTGATATCCCTAGTCAAATCAAACTAATAGCACAAATTAACAAATATATAGCAGAATGTACAAATGAACCTAACAACATCTATTATAGTATTGAATGTAATGGTATCGGGGAAGCCGCTATAATATCATTAAACGAATATGGGGAAAGTAATATCCCGGGTATCTTTATTAGTGAAGCAGGTAAAGGACGTAGAGGATTCAACACTACCAATAAAAGCAAATTAGCAAGTTGTGCTAAATTCAAAACACTAGTTGAAAGTAAAAGAATGACTGTAAATAGTCGTAGTCTTATAAGTGAATTAAAAGCATTTGTAGCACATGGTGGTAGTTATGCCGCTAAAATTGGGGATACTGATGATTTGATAATGGCTAGCCTATTAGTAACTAGAATGTTACAGCATTTAAGTGATTATCATGTTAATTTAGAGACACAGATTCGTGACCACGATGAATACTTGGCCCCTTTGCCCTTCTTTGCGGTCATAAGCTAAGACATAAAAGATAAATACAATATGGCTAAAAATCAAGAATCAATCAACCGCTCATTATTTGAACTATTACGTAGCAGAGGCTATGCTCCTACTCTATTAGATACTTCGGGTAAGGAAATTCCAGTACCTGAAGAAGCAGAAGTTTTTCAATTTAAGTTTAGTAAAGACGGAGAAGAATACGGTACTGTAACAGCATCAATTGATGGACTACATAAGTTAATAATCTACTTTGGTGATGATGTTGCTAATAGTGAAAAAGAAGATAACGGTGGTGATGATTCATGGTACAAACTATTGAATCATCTAAAGCGTTTTTCACAGCAACACCAATTGAGTTTTGAAGTTAAAAATAGAGACCATTTAAAATATGATATGGCAAAAAGGGAACATATGAAAAAGCAAGAAAAAATTTCAGAAGGCTATTATCCAATGGGTAAAAAGGCTAGTTATAATGACAATATTCCAACTGTTAAGATTGTTATTGAACATAGTCGTACAATTGAAGAAGGAGAACAACGTTATCGTAATGTAAACCGTATCTTCTTAGAGAATACACAAGGTGAAAGAATTCTTGCTCCTACAACTAAGCCAGGTGTTGCTCAGATATATGCCCGTCATTTAGCTGAAGGTGGTATGCCACACGATGATCGTTGGAATCATATTATTGGTCTATGTGAAGAATACAATAAGATGGGTGCTTTTGTTCGTGCTACACGTAACAACCAGTTCAATGAATCAGCACAACAATTAGTTAATGAAGGTATCAACCACTATCAAAGTTTAAAAGAATCATTAAGCAAGATGCGAGGTGCTCGTGGCTACAATGCGTACTTTGAATCATATACTCCACCATTAATGGAAGATGAAAGTGAAGAAAACAATTTGAATGAGTTGTTTGTACAAGAAACATTAGACCCACGTATTGAAAGTGTAATGCCAATACTAAACAAGCTACATAAGAAAGTAGCAGAGATGAAAGAAGTTAATGAGTTAAGTGAGTGGGCTGACAACTTAATTGATGAAGGTGCAGCCGTCGATGCATATATGGCAGGCAAGAGCCCGGCCCTTGCACACTTTGCTGACAAATTAGACAAAGAGGTTGATGAAGGTATATTAGATACTGTTAAAAAAGTTGGAAGTAAAGTATTTGACAAATTAGGTGGCGGCAGTGAAAAAGACCTAATTAAAAAATTACAAAAATCAGCCGGTGTAAAAGTTACTGGTAAAAAACCTGAATTTGATGTTAAAGCAAAAGAATTATCACGTGATAATCCTAGTGATCCAGCCGGCAACTTTATGAAGGGTGGAAAAGATTTGGGTATTTTCAAAGAAGAATTAGATGAAGCTAGAGTATTTGGTTATGATATCAAGCGAGTACCTGATTTAAAAGTATCGTATGATGATGCACAAGAACTTAAAAATCAATTAGGTGTGTTGGATAAAGTAATGAGGTATGCTACTCCAGATGACATGAGCCCAGAGATACGAAGCCAAGTAAGAGATATATATTTTAAAATTACTAAAATATTACAACGAAACGGTTTGCAAGAATCAGATTTAATGAGTATAGATGAAGGAATGGTTGACAAAGTTAAAGATGCTGTTAAAACAGGTGCCAAAGCACTTGACAGATTTGTTACCGGTGGAGACAAAGAAGATTTACTAAAAGACTTAAAAAAGAAGGCAGATGTTCGTAATCCAGAAAATGGTAAACCAAGCATGGCATACAGCGATGTTGAGAAGCGTACTGATGAAGTTGACATGGGTCAAGCTGACAGTTCATTGAGAAATAATCCAAAACAAAACAATGACAAAATGGATCACTTTACTGCGTTAGATAAAGCATCAAAGAAAATGGGACACAACCATTTTATGGATGTACCTGATGACAAACTTGAAGCACTTAGAGCAATGGTTAAGAGATTTAGAGCCGGCGAAGAAATTGACGAAAGCGCACTACTAGCATCTTTTGGGTACGATAAGTATGGTCCCGGCATGAAAGAATTACAAGACGCTGGTCGCAGAGATGCTAGCGAAAAAGAAATGCAAAACATTCGTGCTAAACACAGCAGTAAAGAAAAACCTGTAACAGAAGGCCAAGAAGAACTTGATTTTATTAAACGTTTAGTACGCAAATAATTAATAGAAAAATAATATGTTTAAAGAAAATTATACTAAACCTAAAGTAATGATTACTGAAACCCGCACATATAAGTTGTGGGAAAGTGCTGGTCGTAAAATAGTTGAAGCACAATTAACTCCAGATCAAATACAACAAATCTTTCAATATGCACAAAACATTGAAACGGCCGGGGGTACTAATCGTACAATGATTGGTAAAGGCAAAGATGCCGCATCTGCCGTAGGTCAAGCTTGGGAAAACTTAAAAACTAAAGCACAAACTTCTAAACCCATCGATGGATTTGAGAAAAAATATGATGCTGTAGCACAACGATTAAAACAAGCAACCGGCGGTGATCAAGGTGCAATGAAGTATGTACAGAAATACCGTGACTTTGCTAAGAAACATCCTATAGCACAAGGTGTAGTTTATGCCGCACTTATTGCCGCTATCGGTTTAAGTGGTGCAGGCTTAGGGGGTGCGGCAGCATTAGGCTTATTTAAAATGACAGATAAGTTATTGCAAGGTGAGAAATTCACTAGTGCCGCTTATAGTGGTGTTAAGACTGGTGCATTGGCATATGGTGCAAGTCAACTTGTTCAATATTTTCAAAAACCCAATGTTCCTCTACCTGACAATATTGACAGTATTAAATTACCCAGTGGTACTGATTATATAGTTAAACAAGGTGATACATTAAGTCAAATTGCTGAAAAGTACGGGGTTAGTGTTGAAGAATTAATGAAAGCTAATAATGGTGCAACAACTGTAACTCCTACTGGTCAATCTATGACATGGGACGATCCTAATGCATTATCTAATGTTAATGCAATGGGTGATGCAACACCTTCCGGTACTGGGGTACAACAAGATTATGATGTAAAGACAGCACCCAAAGTTTCTAATCCAGATAGAATAAATGTTGGTCAAAAATTAAATATACCAGGTGCAACTGGTTCAAGTCCATATCAAGGTGGTGTAGGAACTGCGGGTGACACATGGAACAAGATTGGTGCAGGTAAATATCCGTACGACCAGATATCAGCTAATCAGGCTGCTAAATATGGGATTGATACCGGTGGATTAGGTGATGCTAGTAAAGCCGGAGGTAAGATGGCATCTAATGCGGCAGGTCTAAGCCAAGCTGACATTAACCAGATGCGTAATCAGAATCTATTTAAAATGCAAGATCAGGCTGATGCCGCTTACTATGCAGATAAACCTGACGATGTTGGAATAAATCCACGTAACAATGATGCAGTGGGCACCGGAATGCCCGGGTCAGCAAAACCCCAAGGAGTAAGTTATAATCCTGATTATTTAAATAAAGTAATCAACGGTGAGATTACTCGTCCTAAGATTAGTGCAGAACAAGCAAAAGCCGCATTAGATTGGCAAGCTCAGAATGGTGGACAAGTTAATACTAACACACCTAGTGTAATGAACGGTGATGGTCCTGGGGGATTTAGTAAAGAATACCTAGAAAAAGCGGCAGATCCTAACCGCACTGGTAGATACATGATTAGTCCTGAAAAAGCACAGGAATTGTTAAACCAAACAACTACTCCGGCTTCTAACACGGTATCAGGTTTAACACCTGAACAAAGGGCAAATCCTGCATTCCAAGAAGCATATCAAAAAGTAATACAACAGTACGCTGATCAACCAATTCAACGTGGAGTACGTCAAGAAGCGATAGCGGCAGGCAAAAAGGCGCTGGCGGCACTTGCTAATGCACCAGTAAATGAAAGTATACAATTATCCGAATCACAAATCTTTTTATTAATAGGTAAAATTGTTGAAAGACAAAGACGTATTGATGAAGGTATTATGGATACACTCAAAGGTGCGGCAGGTAAAACAGCAGATTGGGCTAGAACAAAGGGTCAAAATCTAACAACTAAAATTACTGCTGATAAGTTATTACAAGCATGGAAAAAAGCTGATAGTCCTACAGATAGTGATGCAGTTGCTAAAGTTATGATTGGTGCCGGTGTGCCACAAGAGACTGTTACTAATCTAATGAAGAACTTTGTACAAGGTCCTTCAGCTGGAACAAATACAAATGTTTGGCAAGGCGCAGATAGAAGCATACCCGCTATTCAAAGAAAACAACAGGGACAATCATTTGCCGCTACACCTAACGCTTCAGGTCAAACACCCACTCCTCAAGGTCAAACACCCACTCCTCAAGGTCAGACTCCCGCACCTGCCCCGCAAGGTCAAACTCAAGAACCTACACAAGATAATTTGCCTTTGAGATATTATGGTGCCGGCAATAAGTCTCCGACTGATTTTTGGGGTAGGAAGAGACCAGTTCAACCAACTATGCAGTCTCAGCAACGACAAGCAGCCTTAGATGCAGCCAATGCGGCAACAACACCAACAACACCAACAACACCAACAACACCAACGCCAACAACGCCCGCTCCACAAGGATCTACCTACGATCCTAGTAAGGCCGCTGCAAATAGATTAGCTAAAGGTCAAGCCGCTCAACAACAAGCACTAAAACAAATGGCTGCTACAAAGCAAGCAAATTCTCCGGTATCTCAACAATATTCAGCTATTAAAGCTGCCGCGGCTGCCGCATTAGCTAAACCGGGATTTCAACGAACAGCCGCAGATAACCTTGCTATTAAGCAGGCAGCGGCTAATAATATTATACAAATGCCAAAAAATACTGCAACAACTCCAACTACCAAAGTAGCAGAAGGTGAATTTGCGGGACACTATGCTACAGGTGTAGCAGGTCAATGGCGCAACAAAGGTCCTAAAGCAAACAAACCGGCAACGATTGGGGATCTAGTTGGTGAGAGTGAAGAAACTACCGCTAATAATAAAGAAGATAGATTTTCAAAATTTATGGACAAGAAATACAAAAAAGGTGAAGAAGTAGGCAGAGTAAGTAACCCTCCTATTAAAGGTACACCAAACACAGCTAAGACTGGATATTATCCTACTCCTAAACCCCCTGTTAAGAAATTAGATACACCTTTAGCTAATGAAGCAGTAGCTGAAGGATCAGAGGATTTGGCAAGAATTCTTCATATCGCTGGCCTTACTAAATAAGATTTGGATATAATTACATGAAAATTTCGTCATTATTACGTGAAGCTGAAACCCCTAATCAAGGCACTGTTACCCAGTTGCCTGTTGATAAGGATTTAATATATAGAGCTAAGAATAAATATCCTGGCTATTCTTCAGAACAGGCAATGATATTATTAATTTCGGATGAAATGAAAAATCAGGAAAAAACTGATTCGGTTCAAAACAAATTAATTGACACACAAAAACGTGAAAATGAACGCTTAAGAGGTGCAGTAGATTCATTGGGTCAAGAACTACAAGATTTTGAACAACAATCACAAGAAACAGACCGCGAAGTTGAAAGATTAAAACAATTAAGTAGCACACTAACTACTGGTGGAACAGATACTAAACGTAAGGCAAAAGTAAGTGCAGATGATTTGGAAAAACTTCAACAAGATTTAGAAACATTAAAAACTAAACCTGGCATGGATCCAAAAAAGTTTCAGAATATAGAATTACAAATTAAACAAATTGCCAACAATCCTTCGGTTGATGACAAAGATTTAGCAAAAGTAAATTCTTTAGTAATAACATTAAACAATCAAAAAAATGTTGGTGATGAATTATATAAAAGACTTGAAGACCAATTAGCTACCACACAACAAGAATTAGATAAAAAAGAAGGCAGATTTTCAAAATATATTGAAAAGAAAAAAGGCGAGATAGGTAATATTCAACAACAACATGCCGGAGAAATAAAAAAGTATTCCGATATAGTTAAAGGTTATCAAAAAGATATTGAAAAATTTAACACACAGGTACAACAGCTAAACAAAGATAGAGAATTTATCGATAATGAAAAACGAATTATAGTAGATTTAAGAGGTGAGGTTCAACAAAGTGCTGAAACCATTCAACAAAGTGCTGATAGAATTAACACTGAGGCACAAGAGGCGGAAAAACTGATAAGGGCAATTAAATACCTATATACTAAAAATATTAAAGATGTAGATGATACAGAGAAAAATATAACACCTCCTGATCAGGAACAACTAGTTCCAGAACCAGTAACCCCGGCAGAAGAACCAAAAAATAATGTTAGAAAATTTCCAACTCAATCCGAATTAGCAAGTTTATACGCTGATAGAGATGGTAAAGGTGGTGTTGTTAATTATAAAGTTAAAGATGATGACGGTGAAGAATTAGGGCCTGGTTATGATTCTCAAGGTAAACCTATAAAAACAGGTACAAATGAAAGTTTAGTGGAATATGAAAATCAACTACTAAAAATATACAAAAACTGGGGAGATCCTCAATTTAATAAATGGATGAAGGATAATTTACCTATGTTAATTACCCTGTTTAAAAATAAATTTAGAGAAGAATTATCAAGAAAAGATACTAAGTACAGTGATGGACAAATATCATATACTATACAAGAAGAAGCTTGGTATCTCAAAGAAATATTTGAAAATAAAAATAAAGAAGATTCTATATTAACTAGAGAAAAAATGGATAGTTATTTAATTTTAGTTAAACGAACATTGTTTAGTCAACCGTCGAACCCAACACTGTATATGCAACCAAATGAATTGTTTACTGAAAGTCTAGACAAAACATATGCCCGTATGCTGGATGATATCATTAACTTAGCTTATATCAAAAAGGGTTAAAAATCCATAGAAAAAAATGTGTTTACCCACAACAGGGATAAATACTATTGACATTGAGAGTTAGCTATGCTATACTAACTCTTATGTTAGTCGCTTCATAGGGAAGCGGCGAATATTAAAAACGAGACCATCTCAATTTATAAGGAAATTTATCATGGCATCATTAGCAGAGATTCGTGCCCGTATTGCGGCACAAGAAAACAAATCAACTTCTGGATCAACACAGAAACAATCAGATAACTCTATCTACCCTCATTGGAATATGGACGAAGGCACAACAGCCACAATGCGTCTATTGCCCGACGCAGATAGTAACAACCCATACTTCTGGGTAGAACGACAAATTATTAAACTTCCATTCAATGGAGTTAAAGGTGATCCTAAT